TGAACCTCAGTATCAGCAACGATATCAAGCTGTCCGTCTGCGCTTGAATTGAGATAGATCGCGCTATCGCGGAACTGAACCTTGTCGGTGGTGGTCAGTTCGATGTTGGTGCCGCTTGATGTGTTACCTGCGGTCAGCACCTCAGCCAACGTATCTGTGACGCCGGGATCAACCAGAGCCATTGCGTCAACAACGGCAGCACCAGAGCCTGCGCCATCAAGGTAAACGACTGCGGTCTTGCCTGTCGCAATCGTCACATTTGCGCCAGAGCCTTGACTGATGTTGATTGACTGAGAGCCGGTAGTAGCGTTCTCGATAAACATTACACGCGAAATAGTATTCGGCGCGATAGTAAGAGTGCGGGTTGCGCTTAAAGTAGCAGAAGAAGTGACCTTGAAGTACATGGCTCGCGCAGGATCAGTGGCTCCGTCTGCCACCGTAGTCGTTGCATCTGCGTCCGAGCTAAAACAATCCTGGGTTCCATAACCAAGAGCTTCGCCAATCAATTCAAGGTTGGTATTTGTGGACGTTCCCCAAGTACCTGATTCGTCTCCAGTGGCGATCTCTTTTAAGCGTAGATCATTAACGTAAGTTGCCATTTAAGCTACCTCTTGCCAATTAGGTGTTTGGCTATCATCAATAGTTGACCAGCTTGGTGTTTGACTGTCATCAGCATTTGACCAACCTGGTGTTTGACTGTCATCAATCGCGCTCCAAGACGGCGTTTGAGACTCGTCAATGTTTTGCCAATTTGCGTCTTGTCCAGGAACGATCTTACCCCAAACCAAGACATTTCCAATCTCTCCCGTCCCAGAAACTCCAGTAACCGAAACGTCAGCGTTAGCACCAACGCTAACAGTCCCGAGCGCAGTTGTCCCAGAAACGCCCGTAACCGATAAATTTGCATCGCCGCCCACCGTGACGCTGCCGACTGCCGAAGTTCCAGCAACACCTGTCGGAGAAACAACCGCAGTTCCTGTAACAATGACCGATCCAACAGACCCTGTGGCAGTTTCGCCTGTAACCGAGACATTAGCGTCAGCGGAGACAGAAACAGTGCCGAGAGCCGATGTTCCTGAGACGCCTGTTGGGCTGACGTTTGCGTCTGCTGTAACCGTGACCGACCCGACAGATCCTGTCGCAGAGACTCCAGTAGGTGATACATTGGCGTCTGCTGTGACCGCAACGCTGCCAACGCTTGCGGTGCCTGAAACGCCGGTAACACTGACAACCGCACCACCGCTAACCGTGACCGAGCCAAGTTGGCCTGTGCCGTCAGCAAGCGGAACGCTTTCGCCCCAGCCAGCTTCACCCCAGCCTTGGTTTGAGCTATTCCAGCCTTGAAATGCAACTGTGACATCAGCCACATATCAATCCTATGCGATTCTTATGATCGCGTTACTAGCATCTGCAGTTGGGAAACTAATAGTGAAGTCACCCGCAGTTGACGTTTTGTCTCCACCAAAATCTAAGACACAAACGCTTGGATCTCCAGTTGCAGCTTCGTTATATATTAAGGCCCCCCTCGCTGTAATTGTTGCTGTAGAGAACGTCAAATCGTTGAAGTCTGTAAAAGCAGTAGTTCCTGAACTAGTCGGTGTAACGCTAGTTAAAAAAGAACCTTTGGCAGTGTAGCCAGTTCCACTTACTTCATTTGAGGAAGTATAAGCCGTGGTAGATGCGTCTAAAGATGCGCTACTTGTATACAAAGCCAGCTTAAATACATTGCTTGCTGCCGTGAAATCGTGTGTTGCTGTCATTAATTCTTTTTTAAATGACGTACACATTGCTTGGGTAATGGCCATTATAGGTTCCTCAATATTTCAGCCATGTCTCTATGGCCTTGATTTGAAAGTAAATTATACAAAGTCGTTCTGTCGCTTTTAATACCTTGATTAATAGAAGTGACGATAACGTGAAACACTCTTTCTCTAAAAGCTTCTGCCTGCATTTTTATCAAAGGACTAGCATCGTCACTAATGCTGATGATCTTGTTTACAGCAGAGGCAGCAATCTCTTCTGGCGTCATTCCTCGATTACTTGTTGTTTGTACTTCAACGCCTCCAACATTTGCTTTTACTTCAACGTCAAACAAAACTTACCCTCTAGCTATATCGTATCTAAGTTCGTCTCTAGCCCCATATCCTTCGCCAAGCTTTTTAAGTGCCGCCAAAGCCATATCAAACCTTTGTTGATAATTACCAATCTCTTCTGGCGCTTTTAAAAAAGTAGCTGCCTCAGTAAGCGTTCCATACAACAAAGCGTCTGGAGCGTTGTCTGATAGCCAGGTTGTTCCGCTTTCAGCACCAGCAGTCAAAGAAGCTGGACGATATTTATAATGAAGCTCGAATGTGTAATTACTGTCTGGTGCTGGGCCAAGCAAAAACGTAGTGTCATCGAACAAAGCGTAATACTTTGGCAATCCAGTTGTTGTTGGATTTGGAGTGTAGTCTCTAATAAAAGAAACATGTTTGAATAATAGATAAGAGTACGATCCACTGCTTGATACAGCTAGACTGTAAGGTGCTAAAAAATCTGTTGGTGTAGACAGGTAGGTGTTACTAGCAGTTGCCGTTCCTGTGACGTTTTTGCGAAATACAGGAAGCTCTACGTTTTTTAGTATTCTTTCTTCTGCTTCTTTAATAAAGGTAGGAAGATCATTAACAAACGTGGTTTCTGACGTTTCGCAGTAATCTTGAACAGTGCTTTTTAATGTTGCGTAAGTAAAACTCATGATATCACCACTGTTACTGTGCCTAGTTCTGTAGTCCCTTTAAGACCAGAAAAGGCAGATCCTATTGGATCTCCGGTTGTTGAAATCATTCTGTTTGGATCTACTGTCCGAACAACACCCTCACCTGCAGTTAAAGATCGTTGAGGTCGAGGATGGCGTAAAGCTTCAGGATCTGAAACATTTTTAGGCGGAATAAGCTGAGGATGTTTAGGTTCATAGCACTCTTGGCAAACTCTAAACCCTGTCCACTCTTTCACTAGCTTTGGATATGGATATCTAAAACCACACCTATCACATATGGCAAGTGATCGTTTTCCTGACGCGTAAGCCATTAGGCTCGCCTATAAGAACTAAGCGCAGGAGATATCATCAAAGATGCCCTGCTTTCGTCCTGATCAGCCGCCCTTGCAAACTCTTCCTCGTAAAACGATTTGAGCATCTCTACTCTTTCTGGCGCCTTCTTCAAGGCAATGTAATAAGCGAGACCAGCAGCAAGGCAAGGATAAAACCTAAAAGGCATATCTACTGTATTTGCGCTTGCGTCTGCGTCTTGTATCCGAACTAAGCGATTAATCAATAATTGATCAGTGCTGTTCTCTGCGGCGGGCCATATATACAATCGAGGCGTGATTTGCTTATCAAGAAACCATTGAGTTGGTCTTGCCTGCGTCGATTTATCAGGCAGATTCCAATAAGCCGATCTGCTGATTTGATCCATCTGAATATCGGTTGTTGTACTACCACTTGTGGTTCTTATTACAACATCCAGAACGTCAATTGTTGTTGACGTTAAATCAAGGTACTCGTCGCCTTTGGTCAATGTTGTTGTGGTATTTGTAACAGTCCACTGATTCAAGCCTCTGTTTGCCCAGTCAGCAAACAAAAGGTTGAGGGATCGCCTAGCGGTGATCCCATCATAACCAGTTCTAAACTCTAAACCACATCGCTCGAATGCTTCTTCAATGTATTCAGCGACATCTGGTTCAAAGTCACGCGACCCTGATGTGGCCATTAGTATTCCTTTATTAGTTCAAGAATGACCGTATAAGTGTCGGTGTTACTAGCGCCAATGGTTGTAAATAAAATGTCCCCTGTCTTACCAGAACCTGCGTTGTTTGGGATTCCAGTGAAAGGAGAATAATCATGAAAACCATTGCTGTCAGGAGACAATCCAATAATCAACACATCGGTTGAGGCGTCAAACAAAAGCTCAACGCCCATACCAACACATTGCCACCAGATCTTTGAAACCGTAACAGAAGTGCAAGCTGTACCAGCCGAGTTAGCGGCCAAAGCAGAAACATCTACTTTAGCCACTGCAGACTCACCAGTACCGTCGCTGACGTTAGTAAACTTTAGGACGGCTTTTCTTTCACTATCTTGAATAGTTTGAGAAGTGACTGTATCAGCCATTTTTAGCTCCTTACGTTACTTTATTAAGCGTCAGCAAAAGGAGTAACGATTGTCCCAGAGCCTATTAGCAAAGAATCGTGCACTAAATAAGTTGCGCTATCGATAGCAGTTACTTTAATAACGCTTCCAACTATACCGCCTTTGGTGGTGCCGTTAAGCGTTATAACATCATTGCTTGCCGCTGGGACAAAAGCTTTCTTAGTGCTGTCATCAATAGCGACTATCACAGCGCCAACAAACTTGTCGGTTCCATCTGTCTTGATGTCCAAATCAGTTGCTAACGTTTCTACATAAAAGAAAAACGAAGCACCGATATTGTTAGTTTGACTTGGAGAAGTCGGGTCATCTGGCGTTGTTGAAACGATTGAAGGCAATGTGAACTTGCCGTCTGCGTCATTCAACAAAATAATCTTACCGGCGTGTGCTGCTACGGTAAGCGTTGTGTCAGAAGATAAGCTAACGCTGCTGTTAACACCAGCAGTGATGAAGCCAGCTAAAGATTTCACTGGCCCAGAGAAAGTGGTTTGCGCCATTATAGTCACCTCTTACGAAAGGATTCGTCCAAATATCTTCGTAACGTCCGCTGAGTCGGTTATTTGGACTGATTTGTCTCAGAACTACATCTTAGAATAAAAAAAAGGTGGCCAAAAGACCACCTTTTTTCGCTTCCTTTTTAATGAAGCATTAGGCTCCTTGAGAACCAAACACGCAACGGGGGTTGCTAAAGCCGAAGCTGTAACGCTCACGAGCCTTGTAACGCACGTTTCCTGTGTCGAAATCACCTTCCATTGAAGTGGTGATTGGGGTTCTTTCAAAGTGCTTGAAGCCGTCAGGACAATCAGTCAAGACAAAGAACGCATCAGTATCAGTCAAGAAATGATTGACTGCATAGCCTTCAGGTAACATTCCCATGTTCCTGATTGCGTTGATGTCGTTATCTGCCGTGCTTACTCGTCCAGGAGTTTCAAGCAACCTGTCTGCAACAAACTGAAGTTGAGGAGGAATAATCAGCTTGGTCCCTTTCAGGGCCGTGATCATGTTCCTGTCATCAACAAAAGTCGAGATTGAGATAAGAGCATTCTCAAGAGAAGTCTCATTCAAATCTGACATCGTTGTTGCACGGTTGGCTAAAGTTCCGCCAAAAGCAAGTGGGTGGTCAGTAGCAATAAGCGACTTTCCATCACCGCCTGCAAAGCTTGAATTGAACGCGTTGTTCAATACGTTGGCAGCTTTAACCTGCTTGGTGTGAGCCATGCTTCGAGCAAGAGCTTTTGTATAACGAGCGCCAAGGCGGTCATACAAGTTGTCTTCTACAGCTTCCTCGGTCAGAGCGAAAGCAAGAGCGACTGTCTCATGCGTATAGCGAGAGGTGAAACCTTCGCTTGCTGAGTCAAATTCTACTCCTTGACCTTCTTCTTTAACTGAGGCGTTACCGAAACCTACGATGAGAACTTCTTCTTCAAATGCTCGATCAGAAGATTCAGTCTCAAAGATTTCGGCATGCTGGTTTTCATACCGAGCATACTCCATTCCGAACAAGGCGTTTAAGCCTGGTTCTAGTTCTTTCGCTAGTTGTGCGCGTGAAATTGCCATCTATTCAGCCCTCCTTACGCTAAACCAACTTGCTTCTGACCAAACAGATGATTCTGAATGGTGACAAGCACGTTAGTGTTGGCCGTAGCTACATCCGAGTTTTCAGGATCGGCTGAAATATCAAGGGCTTTGAGCGGCAACGTTGCGGTGGTAGCACCAGTGGTTACGTCAAGTTCGACGTATGAAATACCACTATTAGTGCTGCCAGTTCCTGTATTGTCAACAATATCAAAGTTGCCAAACAGGTCAGCAACAGGAAATGCTGCATCGGCCTGAACTTCAAACACATCCATAGGATGGTCATACAAGAAAGCAATAGCGTCCGTGGCAGCGTTGCCAGGCCAGTAGTTGCTCCAAGTCGGCTTACTGGTTGTAGGATCGGTGTAAAAACACCCGTTAAAAACTCCGACAATAATGTCAGAAGTAGCACTTCCGCCGTCTGCGCGAGCGATTCGAGTCACAATACCAGCGGTATTCTGAGTCACGATATCGCCTTGATAAATGGAAGTCGTGTTCGTTGCATCCGCTGTTGTCAAACGATACTTAGACTGCCCTGAAGAGTTGTAATTACCCTGCAGATTACGCACATAACGGAGGCCAAAAGGCGCGTCTTTATTCGCCATTTAAGTTCTCCTTACGATCAAGGTTATTTTCCTGAAGAAGCACCAAATGACACCTTTGATTTACGCTCTCTGGATATCGGCATAGAAGGGTGCTCATCTTTCATGAGATCGTTGTCAACAGCAGACATTTGATTTTCTGTTTGTTGAGCATAATAAGCATTTCTTTCTCTTGCCGTTTCTTTTGGAATCTTGGTAAGCATGAGTCCACCATGTCCAACAGTCCCTGCGTTTCTACCCTCGTCAATTACAGGAAGGCTAAAACCTTCCACTTCACTTGGGTGAACAGGCTCAAAGCCCTCACGCAGTCTCCTGTGAACATTGGTCTTGTCTTCTTCACCACGAATCGCAGTTCTAATCCATCGATATTGCATACCTTCAGGTTCAGGTGGTGTTTCTAGTACTTGAGGCGGAGTCCATGGCTTCCTCTGGCTGGTAGTGTTTCGAGAGCTGGCACTACGTGGCTTTCGGCTTGATCCCGCTTTTTCTACGTTTTCTTCGCTCATGATCTTTGTAGCCTCATTTTTTGTTTTGCGTATTCTTTGAACGGTACACCTAGTTTTCGAGCAAGTTGCTGTTCGCTAGGGCTAAGTTCAATCCTACGATCATTTTGAGTGCGTCCACTGCTTGTTGTGCGCGATCCAGAAACGACTGTTTGGACGGGTTTGCCGTTTCCCGCGAGGTTTTCTTCACCGAATTTATGAGGCAATTCAGCTCTGATTCTTTTGTCAAGCTCAGAATAGTATTCATCAGATTCTAAGTCAACGCCACTATTCGCTAGTTCTTGATGAACAGCAAAGGCAACATTGGTCATTACCTGATCCTTTCCGAACCATTCATTGTTTGATGCCCACGTTTGAGCTTTTTCAGAAGGTTCTTGATAAACAGGCTCTTCACTTTGAGGTTGCTGAGTAACCTGTTGGGCCATGTAGTTTTCATACTCAGCCTGATCTTGAACCCACTTTGCGTAGTCTTTTTTGTACTGCTCAAGCTCTTGCTTATACTTGTTAAGAGAACTTCGATCAGCTTCGCTTCTAGCTAAAAGCTGTTGAGCTTCAACCATTGCCTCTTGATCACCCGACTCAAAAGCCCGTGACAATTGGCGTTTGGCTGCTTCAGCTTGTGCTTCTATCCTGTTTTGAAACTCTACAGAATAGTTTTCCTGCATCTGCATGTTTTGTTCTGCAGACTGTTGGCTAGACTGTTTAAGCTGACGAGATATCTTTTCATTCTCTTCTTGTAGCTGTTTTGCATACTGAAGAGCTTGAAGTTCTCTGCGCTGATAGTCTTTGGCTTGCTTGACCGCTTTGTTAATGCGTTCTTGTGCAGTACGAGTTCGACGTTCAACTTCGTCTTCTTCGTAATCAACCTCATTCCCTTGAAATTCTTCTTGAACTTCATCTTCGGTAACAGGGTTGATTTCTTCGTATTCTTCTTCGGTTAACTCAACAAACGCAGATTCATCGCTAGGATCATCAGAAGCTTCTCTCTTGTCTTCTGGGACCGCAGCGTTTTCAATGTAATCATCGTTGTCGAGGTTAGCGAGTGCCTCGCTTAATGTTTGTTCTGACATGTTTCACCTCACAAAGATTTAATATCATCAGGATCAAGGATGGTGCCAATGACTTCATCGTCATTGATAATCCTCACCTCTTCATCATCTTCTAAAGCAAAACGGGCGCCCGCGTATTTACCAATTAGCACCCATTGCCCCTCTTTACACCAAGGTTCTCCGCCAAATTTGTCGTAGTCTTGATATGCAAGTGGGCCTAGCTTTAAGACATAAGCAACCACAGTAGCCAATCCTTCTCGGTCTACCGTTGACTTAGTCAGAACAATGCCGCCTTCTGTCACACCTTTGCCCTTGTATGGCAAAACAAGCAATCGCCATCCAGTTGGGTTAGGCATACGTTCGAGCAGGCTTTTGTCTAAAAGCGTGGGGTCTAAAACGCGTTCTTCTGGGTTTGTATATGCATCCGTAACGGACGTAGTTTTTGCGACAGTATCTGTTGCCAGATTACTCATCGGGGTCTCCTTCAAATTGCAACGCTTCTTTAAGTTCATCGCGAAGGGTGCGAAGCATTGATAACTCACCCATCACAAATTTATAGTCCTCCATTGTCTTAACGTTATTGTAACTAACGTAATCCTTTCGGTTTTCTTCTAACTCTCTGATTTTCTTATGAATATAACTTGCCAGCGCAACTGCATCCATTAGCTTACACCACCGCCGGGTGGCCTAGACGGACCTCCTGGTCTTACCTCTTCCTCTTCCTCTTCCTCAACCATGTACATCCCAGGAGAGCCTGCTAGACCGGCGTAGGGGGCGAGTGGCGCCATAGGCATAGGTTGGCCATATCCACCAAATTGAATCTGCGGCATGGCCATTGTAGGCGTTCTGTACGAGGGGTTGGCGTATCCCATACCAGGCAACCTTGCATAAAAGTCAGGACGCTTTCGATCTACGTCTTTTTCGTACTCTTCTCTGACTTTTGGATCATATGACTGGCCCAAGATGTTTCTAGGCACAAATGTTTCTCTCACGCCTTTGAGTGGGTCCATGTCAATAAATCTAGGCATTGGTCTCACAGGCATGAGATCTTCCGGCTCATCTCTGTCATCTATGCCGTTGTTGTTGTTATCTATGAACTGAGCATCTCTGATGCGGTCAGAAGGCGGCGGCGTAGGTTCAGAAGGCGCCTTGGGTTCTTTCTTTTTGCCTTCGCCCATAAGCTCCTTGTATTTTTTTGGATCAGCGCCAGGGCCAGAAGTAGTATCAATGCCTCCGCCTGGGATCAGCATATCTCCGGGAGACGGCCCCGTAGGCGGCGTGGGTTCAGAAAGCGGTGGCGTAGGCCCATCTCTTGGACCTTCGTTATATGGATATCCCGGCGCAAAAGGTGACTTAGGTTCTTCTGGACGTTCATCTTTTTTGTATGTACCCGTCATTGGGTCATACCCAGGACCAGGATCTTTGTCTCCAAAATATCCATGAGGAAGCCTTGTAAAATACTTATAAGGCTGTCCACCAGCATCAATAATTTTCTTTTCTAATTCTTTTATTCTTGCGCTACCAGCTTTTGCCTCTTCCTCAGTG